GGTGATGGATGGAAGAAAATACTTCCTACTATGATCGGTCACATGTACGTTGGAACTGGTAATAATAATCAAAATGGTAATCAGAAGTGTGATGATACCACAGGCATACAGGTTAGAGGTCTTAACTTTGGAAACATGGGTGAAGAGAACTTTGAAATGGGAATGAGAAAAGGATATTGTTTAGGTAATTACAACGGACAACAGAACAATAACACCTTTAAGGTGAACTATGCAACTGATTCATATAATAATCTTGGTGGATCATCACCACCTTCAGGTCACTCTGGTATGAGTTCAGCACACTGCTCATCATCAAGTGCAATATCTGGTACTGAAACAGATGGTACTGTAAGGTACAATTATGGTACAACTATTCCTAATTACTAATGGCAACGAAACCTGACATAATCGTCATAGACGAAGAGAAATATCCTCACATTGCGACTGTAGGTACAAAGTGTGGTTCATGGATGAACCTAGAATATTATGAACTTGAAGATACACATTTTCAGTACATACCACCTCATGTTCATTATCTAAGATTTGATTACGATACAGCAACCTATGGTATGAGACTATGGGGTGAGACTCGAAACATGAAATCAGAGTATGGTGTAGATGATAGTGGTACAACTTTAAAAGAAAAGGTAGAAGTTGACTCTACACTTGGTACTAAGTATGTTAAACCTTTCATGATAGGGGTGATAACATTAAAAATACAGGAGATATTTGAAGAGAGATACTCAACTCTATATGATTCATGGGGAGGATTAGAGAGAGAAACATGGGTAGATCAAATATGTGAGGCAACCGCATATATTGCTGATAATTCCTTTGAGACAAAACTGATACATAGATTAGCAGAGGTTAGAGGATTGACAACCGCAGACTTTGCTGCTATAGTGATTGAAAAGCAAGACGCATGGAAAACTAAAGTCTATGACCTTGCAGTTCAAGAACAAACATTGATTACCAAACTAAAATCATCTGCAAATGTGATGGAAGTTGTAGTTTTCTTAGAAGATTACTTTGGAGAGTCAATGACAAGCGAACAATGTTTAGATTACGGAAGGTGCACACAGGATGACACAACAGGACTCATCTCCAGAAAATCAGAAGTTAAGTACGGAATCCAGTTCTAAAGGACATAGGAAACCCAAGGTTTCTATTCCATTTGAAAAGACATTATCAGATATGAAAGATCTCAAGGAAGGTTGGGATTTAAGTGAATTTGATAAGAGTTTAATTGATTGGACAGACTCACAATTTTTCGGGCAGACAGAATATCAAAACAAATATTTTGTAGTAAACTCACAAGTCACACCTTGGCGACAAATGAGACAGGCGGTCATGGAGATACAGACTCGTCTCAATGCCATTCAGAAAGTGACTATACAATATAAACGTACGTTAAATGATATTGAACGTACAAAGTCAGAAATGGCAGAGGAAGAGAATAAATTTTATAAACAGGATAAAGAATATGAGTTAGAACTTCTCTTTATTGACCTACAGGTGTGGGATAATAAAATGCGTCAATCAAAAGACGAGATAGAAGGTTTACTTAGAATCATCAAAGAGAAGTTAGGAAAGAAACCTGATGAAGAGTATGACTTTGAGGAACTCAAAGAAACTGTATTGAATAAGGAGATTGAAGAGAGAGAAGAGCATAAGTATTGGATTGCCAGGATGGCAAAACAATCTGCTCTTGATTTACTAACAACTGGTAGACTACAGGCAGGTAATCTTGATAGTATGTTAATGATGAGTCCAGAAGATCAAGCAGCAGTAACTGATCTTGCACTCACATATTCTACTGCTATGAACATCAACATAGGTAAGATCAAAGCAGCAGCAGAGAAAAAGGTCGAACACCTCATGGAAAGTGAGACACCTCAAATGTTTGATACTACAGGAGTCCTAACTGATTATGCACATAACAATGTCACAGGAAGATCTATTCTCCCTTCCGATAAACCCGAAGATAGAACCTGAGTATATTGATGGTAAGATAATACCATTTCTAAACAAACATAAGCATTTAATATACGATTTATATTTTACTACGAGGATGCCACCATTCATGCAAGATGCAATGGGTGATGTATTTCGTGGTACAAGTGATGCACAGGCAGCAGTAAAGAACGCATTTTATATCAGAGATAAGACAGGACTACCATTATCAGCGACATTTAATAATATATGGGTGAAACCAGATCAAAAAAATCTTGAGGAATTTATCACCAACTTTAAATTTTTATATGATAATGGTGTAAGAACTGCAACCATTCCCCATACATCATGGGTAATGACAGGACAGATACAGAAAGAATATCCAGAATTAAAAATTAAGAATACTATACTCAGAGAGGTATCAAAACCTAATGAGATAGTATCACTTGCTAGTGCAGGTTTTTATTACATCAATCTTGATCGTGATGTGATGAGAGACAGACCACTCTTAGATAGACTCAAGCAAGCAAAAGAATATTGTGCAGAGAAAGGTAATCCAGTAAAACTATCTCTACTTGCAAATGAGCATTGTTGGGGTGGATGCCCGATTATGCCAGAGCATTATCATTATAATAGTACAAGAAAAGATAGTGACCCTCAGTATTTTGATAGTGATATTAGTAGAGTATCTTGTTCACGTTGGGATCAGTATGACCCTGCATTTTCATTAAAAGAAGCAAACCTACCGCCTTGGAGAGAGGATTGGGAGGAGTTTTTAGATGTTATAGATGTATTTAAGTTACATGGTAGAGAGTCAGCAACCAGACTTGTAGAGTCACTAGACTTAATACAACGTTGGGATGAAGGTAAAGATATATTATATCCAGAATTTGATAGGTATCTAACTGATGTGAAGATCAAAGATGCACCCATAAATATATGGCGAAACAAAATTAAAAGTTGCAGATTTGATTGTTGGGATTGCAACTATTGTGAATCTGTGGTAGAATCTGTACTGAAGAAGGAGAAACGTACTATGAATCCTTATGTGGATCGTGTGATCCGAGCGATTGACGCAGCAACGGATAACAATTCCAGGTTTAATCCAGAGGGATATGATGTTTTAGGATTATCATCTGATAAAGTCAGACACCTATTAAATAATCTATGTTCAGAACGTGGCACAGTATATGCTGATGTTGGATGCTACATGGGTAGTACACTATTTGCAGCATTATATAAAAATAGTGCTGTCAACGCATATGCTATAGATGATTATAGTGATGGAGTTGTTAAACCAAAGAAAAAAGATTTAGGAAACAAATTTGATGTAGAGAATCCTATAGATGAAATGGTCAAGAACGCAGACAAATGGATGAATCTTGATACTTCAGTAGGATTTTGTGTCAAACCTGTATTACAATGGTTGCCTAACAAAGAGTATAGACCTGACGTTATCTTTTATGATGGTGAAGTGGGTGATAATATGGTTGCAAACTTAGAACACCTACATGAACAGGCAAAAGATAATTACATTTTAATTATAGATGATGCTAACTTCAATGGTGTAGTGGACAATGCTAAGAAGTTTCAAGAGGATAAAGAAGTAGTATTTGAAAAGACACTCAGGACAGAGATAGCAGAGGATGATAAAAGTTGGTGGAATGGATTACATATAATGGTAATATCAAAATGATAGACATAAAAGATAATTTTCTACCACTCAGGGAGTTCGAGAGAGTACACGCAGAATTGATGTCATGGAATTTTCCTTGGTACACATCTAAAATTGTAAATGATACTGAACAGAATAGAAATAATAATTTTCAATTCACTCATCTATTTTATGAGAGATACTCTCCTGTAGATGAAAGTGTAAATATATTACAACCTGTATTACAGATCATACAACCCATTGCTATCTTTAAAATCAAGGCAAACATGATGCCTAATCAAAATGCTATTATAGAACATGGTTTTCATCATGATGTCACAGACACAGAGTTTCATCCTATCAAAGAGCACATGAAAACATCTATTCTTTATATGAATACTAACAATGGATATACAAAATTTGAAGATGGTACTATCATAGAGTCTGTTGCCAATAGATTTGTGACATTCCCAAATCATACTGAGCACACAGGCACATCTACATCTGACTCAGACTATCGTTTAGTGGTTAACTTTAACTATGCTTGAAATACTATTATCAATCTTACAGAAAGAACTCTACATGGGTTATATCTTTGGTATCATGATACTGGGAGGATATATTCGTAAGTATCATGTACTCAATGATGTTTATTCGTTAGCAAAGAGATATGTAAAAGATAATCGTATCATGATAGCAATTACATCCATCTTTGGTGGAGTGCTACCAATACCAGGTAG